GCGCACCATTGGCAGAATCCCCATCGATGGCAGCCAAGGTACTTTGACAGCCCTCAGCCGTAGGTTTCGCGCAAGCACTTTCTTTGCGTAGCGACAGAATATTCAAAACCTAATCCTAATTGTGTATATTGTGATATTATGTAAAAAAACCAAAGGGAACTAGCATGGCATCTACAGGTGGAGTTAAGATCGGATCGAGCTATGACGAGGCTCGTACGAGAAAAGTTAACGCAGAAGCTGAGATAGCAGAATTAGAACTGGCGACAGTTCACGGAACTTTAGTTGTTGCAGAAGATGTTGTTAAAGCGTGGGAAGAAGTGCTTGGCGCACTGAAAGGTAAGCTGTTGTCTATACCAACTAAAGCTGCTCCTATTGTATCTGCTGAAAGCGAAGCTGGAATATGTCAGGACATCTTAGAAGACCTAATGAACGAAGCACTAGAGGAACTGAGTAACTATGATCCATCGGTCAACGCGACAGAAACGAAAGGAACTGAGGAAGCACCTGAAGACGGCAATAAAGACACTAAAGCCACCACCAAAACTAAGCGTAAGTCAGTGGGCAGACCAAAAAAGACGACTCGACTCCCAAAGTAGTTCTGAGCCAGGTCGATGGCATACTGCTCGTGCTGAATACCAACGTGGCATTATGGATGCTTGCTCTGACCAAAACATACGCGAAGTTGTTGTTATGGCAGGAGCGCAGCTTGGCAAGTCAGAAGCTCTGTTGAACATTATCGGGTATCACATAGATAACGACCCATCACCGATTTTGTGTCTACAGCCTACCTTGGAAATGGCACAAGCATTCTCTAAGGATCGTGTTGCTAACGGTCTTCTTAAAGCGACAGTATGTCTTAGAGGGAAAGTAAAAGACCCTCGCGCAAGAGACAGTGGAAATACTACATTACATAAATTATTCCCTGGTGGCAGTTTGACACTTGTAGGTGCTAACAGTCCATCAGGCTTGGCATCTCGACCTATCCGACTTGTTTTATGTGATGAGGTGGATCGGTATCCCGCGAGTGCTGGCTCAGAGGGTGATCCTATACAACTAGCCCGTAAAAGGGCAGCTACGTTCTGGAATCGTAAGATTGTTATGGTTTCGACTCCCACGAATAAAGATGCAAGTCGTATCGAAGAGGCATTTGAAGCATCTGATATGCGCTACTACAACGTGCCTTGTAAGCACTGTCATCATGAGCAGAAGCTAAAGTGGTCTAATGTACAGTGGACTGATGATGACCCTGATACTGCGAAGTACCTATGTGAAGAATGCGATGTATTGTGGTCTGACTCTGACAGGCGATGGGCTATTCGTAATGGAACATGGAAAGCAGAGAAAGAATTTAATGGAGTGGCAGGATTTGCTATCAACGGACTTTACTCTCCGTGGACACCTTTATCTGATGGCGTAAGGGATTTTTTGTCCATGCGTAAGAACCCAGAGCAACTTAGAGTGTGGACAAACACTTACTTGGGAGAAACGTGGGAAGATCAGGGCGAGACTATTGATGACTACTCCTTAGCAGAAAGAAGAGAAGCGTATGGCGAGGGAATACCTGATGAAGTTATCTTTCTTACCTGTGGAGTGGATGTTCAGGATGATCGACTAGAGCTTTCTATAATTGGCTGGGGGCGAGATGATGAGTCTTGGGTTGTTACACACGAAGTGTTGTGGGGCGATCCGTCTACTCCGCAATTATGGACTTCTTTAGACACTAAATTGTTTACAACTTATCTATGTAATGATGGTCGTCAACTGCCTATACGCGCCTCCTGTATTGACTCTGGTGGTCATTTTACAAATACGGTATACTCCTACGCTAAGAAGAACTATGCTCGCAGGGTTTTCGCTATTAAAGGTGTTGGTGGTGAGGGCAGAGCTATTGTAGGCAGACCATCGAAAAACAACATTGGCAAGTGCTTGTTGTTTCCTGTTGGTGTAGATACTGCAAAAGATTTACTATTTGCTAGATTGCGGATTGCGGAAGAGGGTGCTGGCTACATACACTTTCACGATGACTTAAATGATGAGTATTTTCGTCAGCTAACCGCAGAGAAGATAGTTACAAAGTTTACTAGGGGATACAAAAAGCGTGTATTCCAAAAGATAAGACCGAGAAACGAAGCATTAGACTGTTTTGTTTATTCTATTGCGGCTTATGCTATATTAAACGTAGATATTAATGCTTTAGCAGATAACAGAGACAAACAGCCACAGCAAACGGCTCAAAGTCCAGTTAAGCAGAAGCAATCATTTGTACCCAAGACAGGGAAGAGTTTTGTTAATTCGTGGCGATAAAGGTGTATATTAATGGCGAATCTATTTGATGCTGCTAACGCTCCAGAGGGAGAACCGCTAGAAATTGTTGTAGGAGACTTTATCCAGTGGAAGCGGTCTGATATTGTTGCTGACTATCCTACGGATACTTATACAGCAACTTATGTAGCAAGAATTTCTGGTGGTGGTAGTAATGAAATAACAATCACTGGCACACCGCAAACAACACATTACCTTTTTACCGTACTTAATGCTGACAGCGAAGACTTCGTTCCAGGGCATTACTTTTATCAGCTAGAAATAACGCGAGCAGACGGTGAAAGAGTTGTTGTTGATCGCGGGCATTTCAATGCAATTCCTGATTTAGACGTTAATCAAGCTGATCCACGCTCCCATGCAGAAGTAATGTTAGGCAAGATAGAAAGTTTACTGTCTGGCAAAGCTGATTCTGATGTGGCAAGCTATTCCATAGCTGGTAGATCTCTAAACAAAATGACGTTTGAAGAGCTAGTTAACGCTAGAGATTTTTATAGACGAGAAGTTAAGCAGGAAATGAACGCAATCGACATTAAGCATGGGCGTAAAGGCTCTAGCACTATAAAAGTGAGGTTTTAAATGGCTCTTTTTGACATATTCAAGCCAAAAGCCGTAAAAAAAGACAAAATGTTTAAGAGAACGTACTCAGCAGCTAATGCTGGCAATCTATTTAGTGATTTTAAGGCTTCTGAAAGGTCTGCTGACTCAGAGCTAAGACCAGCACTAAGATCAATCAGGTCAAGATCAAGAGACTTGGCTAGAAACAACGAATATGCAAAAAAATACCTTAATTTGCTTAAAATTAATGTAGTTGGCGAAAAAGGCTTCACTTTGCAGGTAAAAGCAACTGATTCTATAGGTAAATTAGATAGAGATGGTAATCAAAAGGTTGAAACTGCATTTCGCAAGTGGGGCAAGTTAGGTAACTGTACTGTTGATGGCGGTATGTCGTGGATAGATGCACAAAAGTTAGCTGTTGAATGTCTAGCGCGTGATGGTGAAGTATTCATTATTAAGCATCGTGGTGCTTCATTTCATGATTCATTTGCCCTAGAGTTCCTTGAACCAGACCAAATTGACGAGCAAAAGAACGAAAGACTATCTAACGGCAACGAAGTTAGAATGGGCGTTGAGCTAAATAAGTTCCGAAAGCCTGTTGCATACCATGTAATGACATATCATCCAGGTGATTACGATTATACAACATCTGGTAAGTCACCAAAGCATGTTCGTATACCCGCAGATAGAATGATACACCTATATGACCCTAGTCGCGCAGGTCAGTCTCGTGGCGAGCCTTGGATGGCATCTGCTATCTCTGCAATGAAGCAGTTAGGCGCATTAAGAGAAGCTGCGGTAGTAAATGCTCGTATTGGTGCTAGTAAAATGGGCTTTTTCACTTCACCTAGTGGCGATGGCTTTGTTGCTGATGACTTAGATGGCAATGTTCCTATCATGGAAGCTACTCCAGGTTCATTTCATCAATTACCAAACGGTGTAGACTTTAAGTCGTTCGATCCGCAGTACCCAAATAACGAGTTTGATTCATTTCACAAAGCTGTTCTCAAGGGTATTGCTTCAGCATTAGGTGTTAGCTACTTTGCTTTATCCAATGATTTAGAGTCTGTATCGTACAGTTCTATCCGTCAGGGCGCACTAGAAGAGCGTGATGCGTATCGTAACCTACAGAAGTTTGTAACTGATCACTTTGTTCGCGTAGTTTATGATGATTGGCTTGCTGCTTCTATGGAAGTTAACAGTTTCGGCATACCTTTACGTCAATATGACCGTTTTTGTGATGCCGCTCAATTCCGAGGCAAGGCATGGAACTGGGTTGACCCGCAGAAAGAAATGAATGCAGCAATCACAGGGCTTAAATCAGGCGTTCTAAGCCTATCTGACGTTGCTAGTCAGTATGGTAAGGATGTAGAGGAGTTAGTGTCTCAGATCGCACGAGATCGCGATATAGCCGAACAATATGGCGTAAACTACGCTCTTGAGCCATATGGGGCTAACTTTAACAGTATAAATCCTGATATAGTCGGAGATGATGATGCCGAAGTTCAAGGGTAAAGAAATAAACACTAAGCCAACTGATGGAATGGTGTCAGAGGCGGAGAAAGGTCTTGAGTGGCGCAAAGAGTTTGGTCGTGGCGGAACAGAAGTTGGTGTAGCCAGAGCAAGAGACATAAAAAATAGAAAAGAGTTATCATTCGATACAGTAAAAAGAATGTACTCTTTCTTTAGTCGGCATGAAGTAGACAAGAAAGCAGACGGCTTTAGCCCAGGCGAGAAAGGCTATCCTAGTGCAGGGCGTATTGCATGGGCATTATGGGGTGGTGATGCAGGATTTGCATTTTCTCGTAAGATTACAGGTATGATTAGCGAAGATCGTGCAGCGGAGATTACAGGTAGTGTTAAAGAAGCCTTATCTACTAAGGCAAAAGAACACAACGAAAAGGTTGGCGATGTTGCTAGTAAAAGAACTAGCACTCGCACATTGGAAGCGGTATTTAGACGTGGCATTGGGGCTTACAAGACCAATCCGCAGTCAGTAAGACCTACCGTAAAATCGCCAGAGCAATGGGCTTACGCGAGAGTTAATAGCTTTCTATACGTCTTACGCAATGGTAAATTTAGAAGCGGTAAGCATGACACTGATCTCTTACCAAAAGGACATCCCATGGCTAGTGATGAAAGAGCTTGGGATGAATTAGACTTTGAGGCATTTATTATGAGTGAAGATGCAGTAGAAAATGTTGAACTTGCTGAAGAAGTTGGCGAGAGACACATTAAGAATGTTGAAGAGACTGAAGATTCTGTAATTATTACTTATGGCAAATCAGCAGAAGAGCCAGAGGTTGAACAAGAGTCTGAAGTTGAATTAGAAGTAGAAGATACCGATAGAGCAGAATCTGCCGAGGTCACACATCGCGCTATGGAGATGGAAATGTCTCCAATTGATGAGGATACTCGAACAGTTCGCTTAGCACTTTCTAGTGAAGAGCCTGTTGAGCGTTCTTTCGGTAGAGAAGTATTAGATCACAAGAAAGAGTCAATTGATTTATCATTCCTTTCTTCTGGTCGCGCCCCTTTGCTTTTGGATCACGATCCAGAGAAGCAGATTGGTGTTATCAAATCGGTAGAGCTTGACGAGAATGCGCGTAGACTGCGTGCAGAGGTACGCTTTGGAAAAGGTGAACTCGCTCGTGAGGCTTTCTCTGATGTTGTTGATGGAATTAAAGCTAACATTTCCGTTGGTTACTCTATCGGCAAGATGGAAAGAGACAAAGGCGATAAGGAAACCTATCGTGCTAAGTCATGGAAACCCGTTGAAGCAAGTTTGGTGTCTATTCCTGCCGATATGACAGTTGGCGTTGGGCGTTCAGGCAAAGCTGAAAATAAACCCGTAATTAAAACTTCCCTAAAAGAGAGAAATATTATGTCAGAAGTTAATATCGAAGCGGTAAAAGCTGAAGCCCAGCAAGCCGCACAAAAGAACGCTGCTCAAATCGTTGAGTTAGGCGCACGTCACAATAAGTCAGATATGGCTCGCGATGCTATTGCAAAAGGCGAATCAATCGAATCTTTCCGTGGCGCATTACTAGAATCAATCGGTTCTGAAACTGCACTAGAAAGCCAAGACATCGGCATGAAAGATGCTGAAGTTAAACGCTTCTCTATGGCTAAAGCTATTCACGCTCTAGCTAACCCAACTGATCGCAGAGCGCAAGAAGCTGCAGCATTTGAATTTGAATGTTCACGAGCTGCTGCTGACCAGTACGGAAAAACTGCACAGGGCATTATGCTTCCTGCTGACGTTCTTCGTAACTGGAAGCGTGACATGAATGCTCTTACTAATGATACTGCATTAGTTACTGAAGACTTCCGTGGTGGCGATTTCATTGATGCCCTACGCAACCAATCTTCTGTAATGGCTGCGGGTGCGCGTATGCTTGGCGGTCTAAGTGGTGACGTTAAGATTCCACGCAAATCTGCTGCATCAACTGCTGCGTTTGTTGATGGTGAAGGTACTGCTGTAGCTGAATCAGAAATGACTGTTGGCCAGGTTTCATTGACTCCTAAGACTCTAGGTGCATTCACTGACGTAACTCGTCAGCTTCTAATGCAATCTAGCTTAGACATTGAAAGCCTAATCCGTGATGATCTTGCTAAGTCTATTGCTATTGCAATCGATAAAGCTGGTCTTGAAGGTTCTGGTGCTAACGGAAACCCAACTGGCATCTTAAACACTGCTAATGTTGGAACTGTAACTGCATTTGCTGCCGCTAACCCAACTTTTGCTGAAGCTGTAAGCCTTGAAACTGCTGTTGCTGGTGCTAACGCACTTAACGGCAACCTTTCATACATTCTTCCTGCTGCAATGAACGGTGCTTTGAAAACTACTGCTAAAGATGCTGGCTCTGGTCAGTTCGTAGCGCAAGGTGGTCAAATCAACGGTTACAATGCTATTGTTTCTAACCAAGCAACTGCTGGTAACTTGTACTTCGGTAACTTTGATGACCTACTTATCGGTATGTTCGGTGGTTTGGACATCGTTGTTGACCCATACACTGCTTCTACTACTGGTACTGTTCGCGTTGTTGCGATGCAGTCTGTAGATGTAGCTGTACGTCACGCTGCAAGTTTTGCATTCGGTAACGATGGTTAAGTAATACTGAGGGGGCTTGCCCCCCTCTTTTACTAAAGGCTATTCCGTGGCTATCCCATAGTAGCTTTTACTAAAGGAGAATTTTATGAAAGTGCAATTTGTAAGTAAATGCGGTATCAGAGGGCTGTTGTATCGCCCAGGGGATAAAATAGATTTAGACAAAAAAGAAGCTGAAGAATTGATTGAGGCTGGTAGATGCATACCAGTTGAAGCCAAGAAGAAAGCTAAAAACAGAAGTGTTGGGCTAGATGAAGATAAGCCATTAACAAGAGTGGAAACAAATGCCAATTGAGACTGCTGATGATAGAGCCTTAATGTTAGCTGACTTTGGAGAGTCGGTTTCTTTCATGCCTGGTGGTTGGCATAAAAGCTACATAACTGCAATATTTGATAATCAGTATCAATCAGTCGATGCAGGTGGCTCGGTTAGCTTTGCAGTGGTGCAGCCAAGATTGACTGTAAGAACTGCGGACATCCCAAATGCAGTTGAGGGTGACTGCTTTCTTGTGCGTGGAAATCTTTATGCTATATCTATACTTATGGATGACGGCACAGGGATAACAGAAATTGCGCTTGAGGCACAATCATGAGTCATGTAAGGAAGCAAATTAGGGATGATATCAAAGAGGCGTTGACTGGCTTAACAACAACTGGAAGAAATGTGTATCAAAGTCGAGTCTATCCCATGGATGATTCTAAGTTACCTGGGATCTTGTTGTATAATAGAAGAGAAGATACAACCTATGAGACAATAAGCACCCCTAGAATGCAAGATAGACGGTGCGAATACCAGGTTGAAGTATATGTCAAAGCGGTGCAGGATTATGATAACACCATTGACCAAATATGCTTAGAAATTGAAGAGGCATTGTATACGGATTTAACGCGAGGCAGTAATGCGAGAGATACTAAAATTACTAGCTTTGATGCAGATTTTGATGGTAGTGGAGATCAGCCAGTAGCTGTTGCTACACTTACTGTTGAAGTAACATATCAGGTGAGAGAGAATAACCCTGATGTTTCTATTTAATGGCGATTACGCCTTTGTTAATATATATATGAGGTAAGAAATATGGCAACTTATGCTGGACACCAAGGCGTAGTAAAGATCGGCTCGACTACTGTTGCTGAGGTAAAAGACTTTTCATTAGAAATCAGTGCTAACACAGTTGATGCAACTACACTAAATGCTGCTGCGGCAGATCAAGGATGGACTAAAAGCAAAGTCACAAGCAGATCTTGGACTGCAACTGTCAACTGCTTTTATGATGATGCAGCTACTAACGGTCAGATTGAGATGCAAAATAACATCATGCAATCTGTTGATTTAATGCTTGCAGACACTGTAGTTACTCTTAACCTATACAATGAGGGTGATGCAACTGGCAAAAGCTATTGGCAAGGTGATGCACATATCACATCTTTATCAGAGTCAGTTTCAGGTGATGGTCTAGTTGATATTTCATTCACTGCTACAGGACAAGGACACATTTCTGTAGAGACTGCATAATAAAAGGATAAAACCATGGGAAGTATTATTGATAGTGCGGTAGCACATTTTAGTGGGAAAGAAGTTAGAAGTATTCGGGTGGATGAGTGGGACTGCACTCTCTACTCGAAGAACCTATCTTTGGAAGATAAAGCCAGATGGTATGCTAGAGCCGATGGCGATAATACAGATTATCTTGTGTACGCTCTTATATTTGGAGTTACTGATGAGAAAGGTGAAGCAGTATTTGACCTTTCTGATAAGGTAAAGCTAAGAAAAAGAGTTGACCCTGAAGTATTAAGTAGAGTGGCTAACTTCGTTCTTCATATAGAAGAGCAAGAGGAAGTTGAAAAAAACTAATCAATGATCAAGGTGAGCCAACAGAAATATATTTAATGTTTCAGTTAGCAGAACATCTTGGTCAGCCCCTCTCGACAATTTTAGCTATGACACCTGATGAGTTTAATTATTGGTTCACTTATCTGCGCTTAAAACACGATAGAACTGAGGCAAATAATGGCTAAGACAGCACAAGCGGTAATTGAAACGAAAGTCAAAGATGGAGCATCTGCTGGCTTTCGTAATATGCAAAAAGAAATGAATAGAACTGCAAAGCAGGGTAAAGTCCTGAATCAGCAGTTTAGGTTTATGCGTGGCGGTCTAGGTCAGGTTGGTCATCAGGTACAGGATGTCGCTGTACAGTTACAGATGGGTCAGAATGCTATGCTGGTATTTGGTCAGCAGGGTTCTCAGATTGCATCTCTATTCGGGCCTGGTGGCGCAATGTTTGGTGCTGTTATTGCAATTGGTGCTGCTCTTAGTATGAGTTTAGCTCCTGCATTCTTTGGTGCTACTGAAGCTGCTAAAGAACTTAAAGAGGCTAACAAAGGTCTGATTGATAGTTTTGATGAGTTAAGCCCAGCACAACAAAAGTTTGCTACACTTTTAGCTACTAAAAAATTAGAAGAATATGAAGCAGAGCTAAAGAAACTTAATGCGACAACAAGAGAGCAGTTAACAACTGTTCGTACTGGATCATTTGGTATTGTATATGGTCGTAAAGATTTAGAAACACTTGAAGAATATAATGAGCGTATTACTAAACTTGATAGTGATACTGCTTTTTACGAAGCAGCAATAGCTTCTCTAAAAGAGCAGATTGCAGGGGTTAATGATTCTTTTGCGAAGCAAGATTCTGCACTGCAAAAGCAAATTGACACTTACGGTATGTCTTCATTACAAATTGAAGAATATACCATCAGGCAACAGCTTTTACGAGAAGAACTGAGTCAAACAGAAGCATTACAGCTTCTTATGCACGTTGCCGAATTAAAGCGTTTAGGTGAACTTTCTGATGCAAAAGATAAAGCAGCTCAGGGTTCTAAATTAGCTGATGATTTTGCAGCAAAGTCTACAACAGGCAAAACGGAACAGATGCTAGGTGATGCAGTAAAGCTCACAAATGGCGTTGGCAAGCAAAGCAAAAAGTTAGCTGCTGTGCAAAAAACCGTGCAAGTTGGACAAGCAATAATGAATACATATACTGCTGCAAGTAAAGCTATTGCAACTTATGGTATTCCTTTAGGCATACCGTTTGCTGCAATGGCAGTAGCACAAGGTATGGCTCAAGTATCGGCTATTAAATCTGCTTCTTTCGAGGGCGGTGGCTTTACAGGTCGTGGCTCTAGGTCTGGCGGTGTAGACGGAAAAGGTGGTTTCAATGCTATACTGCATCCCAATGAAACTGTTATTGATCACACAAAAGGCGGTGGCCAAGGCTTAGTAGTTAACCAGACAATTAATATTTCGACTGGCGTACAGCAAACAGTTAGAGCAGAAATGCAGAACCTGCTACCCCAGATACAAGAGGCGGCAAAAGGCGCAGTCTTGGCTGAGAGACGTAGAGGCGGTGGCTACTCAACAGGCATATTAGGAAGATAAAATGGCATTAGCATATCCTTTAGACTTTCCAACTATTAATGGTGAGTCAATAGTTCAAGATCTTACAATGCGTTTAGTTCAATCTGCCGCAGTTACTACATCTTCTACAAACTTTAGCACACAGGTGCAAGATTTTAATGTTGCAAGATGGGAAGCAGAGATAACCATAAGACCACTAAATTTAGAGGAAGCTAAAGTATTTCAGGCATTTCTAGCATCTTTACGTGGCGTGACCAAAACATTTTACTTTGGTGATCCACAGCATACTATCACAACAAACGTGCCAGTTTGTACAGCGTTTGCACTCAAGAATGATGACCATATAGATGTAACTAACTCTAGCAACCATGTATTAAAAGCAGGCACACATATTGAGTTGCAAGGTGGTTTGTACATTTTATTAGAAGATGCACCTGCTAACGCAACGACTACTTGCGAGGTTATGCCTAATGTTCGAGTTACTGCGAGCATTGGCACAACGATAGATGTTACGCACCCTAAAGCAATATGGCGGTTAGCATCAAATGATGTTGAGTGGCGTGTAGGTAGAGAGTCGCTACATAGTTTCACTTTGGCTTGTGTGGAGTTTTTTGTATGAGTCGTGATTTACATTCACACTTCACAAATTTACTTGATGACGATGTAATAAGACCAGTCATGCTTGTGTATTTGGGTTTCGATACTCCTCTCCGTCTATGTACATCTTTTGGAGATCAAACAGTTAGTGGTGTTCACTATACTGGCACTGGCGACCTTTTATCAATATCAACTGCTAAAGAAAATACTGATTTAGGAACATCAGGAATTACTTTGTCTCTGTCGGGTTGCAATACTACTATTGTGGAACGAATGAGAGATCAAGACTTTCAGGGAAATCCTGTCAATATTTACCTTGCCCTAGAAACAGAAATTGGGGGAGTGTCTACCTCGACAAGAACAACGCCATTTTTTTCAGGGTTTATGGATAACGCAACCTACGTTCAGAATGGTGATACAATCACAATTTCATTATCCGTAGAAAATCATTTAGCAAGATTGAGCAGAACAAACTTGCGGTTATACACGCAAGAAGACCAACAACTCAATCATGGTCAGTCTGATATTGGGCTTAACTATGTGGAGAGTATCGCAGAGCAAAAACTAGTATGGGGAGTATAATGAAATATAATCAAGAAAGTTTAGTTGCAATTAAAGGCGAAATACAGCCTTTGATTGAAAATCACTGGTCAGAAATAGCACTTAATCAAGATGAAATAAAACTCAATCCAGATTGGAATATGTATGGCAAGCTAGAATCTTTGGGAATGCTCAAAACATATACAGCAAGAGTTGAGAATAAGTTAGTCGGATATTTTATTCTTGTAGTGACTAAAGGTTTACATTATGCAGATCACACATTTGCGGCTACTGATGTTATATACATATCGCCAGAATATCGCAAAGGAAGAGCAGGTTATGGTTTGATAAAATTTGCAGAGCAAGAGTTAAAGAAAGATGGCGTATCTGTACTAGTTATAAATACAAAAGACCATGCTCCTTTTGATAGGTTGTTAGAAAGCATGGATTTCAGTTTAACCGAAAGGCTATATCAAAAGTTTATAGGATAAAAAATGGCTATTGTTGGTGGCATTCTTGGTGGTCTAGGCGCGGCGGCGGTAACTTCATCTGCGCTTGTTGCGGTTAGCGTAGGTATAGCGGCGGCTTATACAATAGATTATGCAATGGATGCCATGATGGAAGATGCCTCTGTTGATACGATGGGCGGCAGAAATGTGTCTTCTCCTAGTTCATCAGGTTCTAGAGAAATAGTATATGGAAAGGTGAGGAAAGGCGGTAATGTGCTTTGGCAGGATGTAGCAGGAAATAATAATAAATATCTTTATCAGATAACCGCCCTTGCACATTCTGAATGCGAATCAATAGATAAAGTTTTTTTTGATAGCAATGAAGCATGGTCAAATGGAGTTTATAATTCAAACTATTGGTATTTGAACACGTTGAATGTTGTAAAAATTATAGTCAAAACTGGCTCTAGTTCGCAAACACCAATTAGCACTGTAACTAACGGCACACCTACAGAAGTGTCTTATTGGAATACCCAAACTATTAACGGCATACAATCATCTCACAAGTTAAATGATATCGCTTATGTATGGACAAGGTTTGCATTTAATCCTGATAAGTTTCCTAATGGCATTCCTAATGTAACTGCTGAAATAAAAGGTCGCAAGGTTTATGACCCTAGAGTTACTAATAGCGACATTAACACCCAAAGCACTTTTGTTTGGACTGCTAACCCAGTCTTATGTCTCTATGACTATATGCGTAATGAAGATTTTGGTGCAGGCATATCTGCAACAGAGTTTGATGAAGACCAAATATCAGATGCGGCAGATCATTGCGATGATTTAGTTGGCACGCCACAAAAAGCAAGGTATGAGTGTCATGGTATTGTCGATACAAAAAATTCATTCAGGAATAACATCAAAAATTTGTTGAGCAGTATGAATGGCAGAATTACCTATGTATCTGGTAAGTTCCGCATTGAACCATTTGAATATAAAACACCGCACACACAAGACCTGAATGAAGACATTATTATAGGTGACTTTACTGTTATCACTAAAACGCCAAGACAAGATAACTATAATTCTGTAAAAGGGACATATATCAGCAAAGAAGTAAATTATGTTAAGACTGAGTATCCACAACAAAGATCAACTTCTTACCCAGTTGCCGATGGCGGTGAACACGTTTTAAACTTAGATTTGCCGTTCACAACAGACACAATAAACGCTCAGAGATTAGCTAGGTTAAACTTGTTAAAATCTAGGATGCAATCCAGAATAAAGGCAAGGCTTAGTGCGAAAGGATTAACCTATTGTGTTGGTGATAATGTAAACGTAAGTAACGCAAAATTTGGTATTGTTGATAAGGTTTATGAGATAACAAGCTGTACTATTGGCTTTGATGCAAGCAATGGCGTATTTGTAGACATTGAAGCCAGAGAAAACGCGCCAGAGGTCTACGACCACACAGCAAGCACTGATCGAGTTTACACAACAGGGCAGGTAATTGATTTACCGAGAACTCCTACTATAGCTGAAATAGATTCTAATACTGTAAATGCGTTTCCTGCTGTGCGGTGGAATGGCACTAAGTTTGAAAGAGGTTTTGATGTGGTATTCAATGCCGTTGAAGGCGTTAAAGCTAGAGAATATATAGCTTCTGTTGATAGGCATAATTATACAAACCCTGCGGGCAGACCTATATTGAGAAGTAATGTGCCTACAATGTTTGTTCCTATACCTTACACGTTAAGTATATATAGCAGTTTTAGTGTTCACCTGCAAACAGCATCAGTTTTTAATGCCACTAGTGATTGGGTTAGTTTGCAATTTAGCAACCCTGTATTCCCAGACTTTCCATCAAATGAAGAGCATTTTTTGTTTGTTGCTGATACACAAGTCACTCCGACAGAAAGTCAATGGCTTTCCGCTAAAGGTACTCCACCCAGCAGTGGCGATAAATTAATCCTCATTGAGAAAGACAGCGCAGGAACTATCATAGATGCAGAAACTTACATATTTGATGCAAATTTCAGTATGGGGCATTCTGAATATAGTGGTGTCAGTTTAGGAGATACAGCAGATGCAGTCTCTAAGACTAAAATAAGGATTCCTAAGTCTGTTCACTCAGAACATTCTGTAACATTGTCTATAGACAGCTACAATGTAACTCTTGGGAATTTAGGTTATACAAGCTCAAATTTACCAATTACCATTAGTTCGGTCGTAGATGGTCTTGATGGCGCGGGTGAGGCAACCGCAGAGGTTACAATCCCTGCTAGTGTTTATAATAATTTTGACGATAGCACATACGACTACGCTTTCTATTTTGCAAACATTACGATGCAAGCTGATTATGGAACGCAAACTAGTTATTTTAATATTACAGTATACGATTGGATACAAACACCAACCTAATTAGATTATAGGCAACCTTAAGCATGAGTTTTATAAAGCTACCAAAACACATAAAAGGCAATTTAATCGTTGATGGAACTATTGAGGGCGATCAGATAAAAGCTGACACTATTAGTGCCAACAAGTTTACTGGCGCGGTAGAAGAAGAGTACCTAGCTTATACTGCCAACTATGATATAAGTGCTTACAACACCTATAACACTGTTCTTGAATTTGATTTTCCTGCGGCTGAATGGAATCTGTTTAAAGGAAAGCATATAGATATAAAATCACATTTTCAGATGACAGCAGGAACAACTGCGGCAAGATCAGGCACTTTTTACACACAAGTTGAAGTGCAAGTTCCTATCCAGTTTATTGCTAATCCTATTTCTACTTTTTACGCTGATAGCAATCCAGAATCTTACTGGCAAAGAATCTATGCAATAGGCAATCATACTAATAAATTCGCAAGCAATATGATTCACATTGGTAGCTATTCAAGCCCTACCTATAAGACTTATAAGAACCTGCATTACCAATATGATTATGAGTTAGCTGAACTAGTTACAAATGGCGGTCTAAGTAGCAACACTACAGGATGGACAACTGTCAATGGAACTTTGTCAGCAGGTTATTACGCAACACTAGCAGGAGTAGCCAATAGCCCTGAAAAGGCTAGAACATCACAGCAGATAACTTTGGCATCGCCAAACCCACAGACCTACCCTGAGCCACCTCGTAAGTTTAGGCTTAAATTTTATAGACCTGGCACTACTGTTGACGTTAATGTTTATATTAGTGCTTCTGCTGACCCTACAGACGTTTTGACTGACGTAGGCGATGGTGGAGATGTCAAATTCAATACATACGATCAGCTAAATTTTGTTGCGTTTGAGTTCACTTTAGATAAAGATGTTGATGATTTTTATGTCATAATTGAAAACGAGACGGCAGGTGGCGTTAGCTTTAGTTTTGATAATGTGTCAATACATGAATTGCAGGGTAGAACATGGGTAGATGTAAGCGCATACCCATCTAACCCTATTTCTACTTCTGAGCTATGTTTTTCAGGTCTAAGCGCAGGAAATACTGTTGGCACTTGGGTGGCTATGAGCAATAGACTGTTAAGCATGGATAATAATGGCAGTAATAACTGGTATTATTCTGACGTTACAGAAGCATATTTAGGAAGATTTCAAAAAGACATAAAGTGTAGGCTCAGAATGAAACACGACATATCGAACATCACAAATGTCAGGGTTCTACATTCAAATATACATATGCAAGCAAGGATAGTGGGGTAATTTATGTACGTTATTGGATATACTTTAGCAAATCCTAGTGATGGCATAGACCCTTATGTAGTTTATGAAGAGTGGGAAGTTTTTGCAGAGTTTAGAAGCTCTTTCTATCGTATGATAGAAGATAAAAAAGATGATTCTACTATTAACGATTTTTTCTGGGGCATTAAGACATCACCTGACTCATTTGACATTGGTGGGTACCAGGATAAAGCGTTATAATTAGAAGAATATACAACCAAACATAAAGATGAGATAGATATGGCTGCGGCAATTTATAATCTAGTAATAGATCAAGGTGCAGATTTTTCTGTTGAATTTACCCTTTCAGAAGATGGTAGTGTTAAGGATTTAACAAACTATTCAGCAAGAGCGCAAATGCGAAAAACTAAAGATGCGGCTGACGTTGCTGCAACTTTCACTTGCACGATAGCCACACCGACTAACGGCATCATTAAAATGGAGCTGCCTAATGGCACTTCTAAGGTGCTTGAGGCAGGTCGCTACTATTATGATCTTGAAATACATACAGGCAATGATGCACTAGTTTCTAGGCTTCTACAGGGCGAGGTTGATCTTACCCAAGAGGTTACTAGATAATGGCTATCACTATAGCGGTCAATAAAATTACAAATAATATCTCTATATCAACTGATGGTGTAGTGATTTCGACTGCTGAAGTAGTACAGCCAATCACAGTAAATACTGCTATTCCCTCTGTTGTTGTTGATAGTTCATACCTGGCGGTAACGCCATCAGGCTTAGTCACCGCTACAAATGTTCAGGGTGCAATAGATCAGCTTGCCGCAGTAACAGAAGCAAACGACCTGACTACAACAGTAAATTGGGCTGACGTACCTGATGCAAATATTACTGAGTCTAGTGTTGTTCAATACATTACATCTGCAAACGTATCTGCCGCAGGTGCTTTAATGGATTCAGAAGTAACTAACCTAGCACAGGTTAAGGCTTTTGATTCTTCAGACTATGCTACAGCCGCACAAGGCTCTACTGCTGATTCAGCGTTACAGAATCTTATTGAAGATACTAATCCACAGCTAGGTGGGCAGTTAGACGGTCAAAACAATGCGATTGTCAGTGTATCCTCATTAGCTACTTCAGGTAATATTCTTGCAAGCACTGGAAGCATCACTACAGTAACAGGTGACATAGTTACAACGAGTGGTAACATACAAGCATCAAGCGGAAACATTACAGCAGGTGGTAACATTGTTGTTGGTGGCACAGTAGATGGCGTAGACATAGCAACTAGAGATGCTGTTCTGTCAACCACAACCACTACCGCTAACTCAGCTATGCAGGACTTAGTAGACGATACTACGCCACAGCTAGGCGGTGACTTAGACCTTAATGGTAATGACATTACTGGTACAGGCAACATAAGTATCACGCAGTCAAGCACAAGCACCCCTGCTTTGCATATATATAATGCTGATACTAGCGATGTAGCTTCACCAACGATACGATTAGAAAGAAGGTCTGGTGGCTCTACTGTTGATGATGACAGTGTTGGTAAAATTGAGTTTTATGGCTTTCTACAGTCTGTCCCACCTTTTTTCAGCACAGCAGAATATGCCAACATAACTGGTGTTCTTAATGATGCAGACAGTAACAGTAAAGATGGACAGCTAGACTTTAATTTAGCTAAAGACAATACATTAACTACAGTGATGTCGCTTACTTCTACAGCACTTGAGTTACCTAACGCAACTAATTTAAATGTTGCTGGAGATATCACAGCATCTAATTTGAATATAAGTACAACAGGCTCAATAACCACTAATCTTGCCTCTGGTGCTGACTTTAACGCAACTGGTCAGTTTAAAACAGTAAACATAGGTACTGGTTATAACGCAAATACAACAAATATCAACATTGGTGCTTCTTCTGCTAATGCTGATAGCAACGTCAATATATATGGGGACATAGCTGTTGATGGCACAGTAGACGGCAGAGACGTAGCCGCAGATGGTGCTAGATTAGATACTATTCCTTATCATAGAGTCAATGAAGTGGCTTTGCGGACTGCGCCTAGCGGCACACTTACACTTACAACTATCTTACAGAATGTCGGCAATATAACGGATATTATTCACCCATCTACACCAGTAGACTGTTCTCGTTATGTAGACTTGAAACTTTATTTAGATTGGCGATATGTTAATAGTGGTACAAATGATTTAGAACTTCAGGCTCAAGTTATTGTACCTGCCAATGCTACAGTAGTTAATATGGGTACAGTTACGATGATGTATTCCTCGTCAATTTATACTCAAAGTGGCTTTGAATATTGGGGATATGTCTCTGGCGATTATACGCATCACTTTACTGAGTTTGGTAGGGTAAATTCGACAGGGCTTGCCTCTACTAACGCAATGAGAGTTAGGGCTTGGCAATATGATGAGGCTAACGACAGAACTTACTTTTTACATGACAGCAATCCTGGCGTTTCTTTATCAACTGGAGACACTGTTTACTGGCATCCTTATGATTGGGAATCAGCAGGGACAACTTTAACTAAGACGATAGAAATAGATGAAAGATATGTATCTTACGGACATCAAAGCGAATCACTGAAGTTTAAAGTAGCTTATGACGATTCTCGTTTAACATATAGATTCAAATTAAAAGAGCTTGCAACTACTGATAGCGCAGTTTTAGATTTAGCCAGTGTTACATTTACAGACGTAGGGAAAGTTTAATATGTATGTAGTAGGATATACACGAAACGATGCGAATGGTAGGACTGAATATATCAAGCATCACGAGTACGATACAAAGCAAGAAGCTATTGATGGTGCTGGAGCATTAGTTTTAGCATCAGTAAATGACGAGTCTATACTGTCAGTTGTGCGCGGTTATAAGCTGTACGAGGGCGGTGAAGATTATAACGTATTACACGAAATACCACGATGATTCTTAGGAGAATAAAATGGTAACGGAAGAAACAAAGCAAACTGTAGACGTATTGGCGGCATCAACTGGAGTCATGTCGTTAGCGGCTTGGTTGCCCCCTGTTGCTAGTTTATTCACGATTGTCTGGTTAGGTATTCGTATCTATGAATCAGATACAGTTCAGAAGTTGTTGCCTAAAAAGTGAAAAGATTAGCTATCCTATGGCTACTTTCATCAATGGCTTTTGCTAATGAGCAGGGTAGTTTAAACAACTATCATGGCGAAAATAGCGTAGCTAACAGCAACAACACTACTACTGACACAAGTAGCAAAACTGAAAACACCTACAATGGCGCAGGTGCCGCTAGTGAGATTCCAGTAGGTTCTGCAATTAGCCCAACCTTTATGTCTAATGGTTCTGATACCTGTTTAAAAGGCACAGCAGGTTCAGTGCAGACAGTGGCAGTTGGATTTTCTAGCGGTGGTTATGAGCTAGATGTAGACTGTACTAGGTTAAAATATTCTAGGATGCTATCAACTTTGGGCTTAAAAGTGGCGGCAGTGTCTATGTTGTGCCAAAGTGAAGAAGTCTATAAGAGTATGTTGTTAGCGGGTTCACCATGTCCGTTTATAAACAATGGGAGATTAGTAGCGGGGAAGCGGGGGTTGATGCTAATAAAGCAAAACCCAGAATTATATATTCCTGATTACAAAAAGAATCGGAAATATTACAACGGCATTCTCCAGATAGGAAAGGTAAGCGAAGATGTGGAAGAAGATAGCATTTCTATTAGCGATAAGTACCGCAGTACAAAGCAATGAACTAGATAACCTGATTGACTCTAGCAACACCATAGTTAATCAGATTACTAAAGGCATAGCCCTTACTGGTGCGGCTACTGAGTATGCGTACACTGGCGGTGGCATATCTGACGGCACACTATCTAGCACAGCGCACATTGGCGCAGAGCAGGTTGATGCCTATAACTCTGCATTGTCGAATATGTCTAATTATTTACCCTATGGCGCACCTGTAAAAGCAGTGCTAGAAAACATGGCGATGGATTCTCTGGCGGAGATGGAAACGCACATTGATACTTTTGTTGAGGTAACTGTTGATCTGGTTTCAGTTGCACAGGTAGCAGAAAAGGCTGAATCAGCAAGCACCCCCAAACAAGAAGAAGAAGTGCAGACCTTTGTTTCGCAGAATCAGGAAATGCTTACTATCGACCAAGACGATGTTGACACATACAACACCAGTCTCGATGAGATTGAAACATCAGCCAATGAGGCGGCAGTTTACCTGAGTGTCGCTAACTCTGAGGCAGCAGATTTCCTACAGCAATCAATAGAGGATAAAAACACAACATCTGCTGATGTTAATATCTTTTATGATGCAGGAGCGCAGTGGGTGGCTATGGGTTACAACACAACCAGAAACCTGACAGTTGTTTACTTAAATGGTAACGATGCCTTTGGTTTAGACTTGTACTACAGCGAGGCAGATATTCTTGCGCTAGGTACAGAGACAGAGTTTTATCAAACGTCACCTATTGCTATGGGTTATGATTGTTTCTTTAATATGGATTGCGAATAATGATTGAAGACAGCGAATTAAAGATAGGCGGTCAAACCTTTAAGGGTGCGTGGATCGCAGTAGTTTTAGCAATTGGCTCTACCATTGGCGGTGGAGTTTGGACTGCATCAAGCCTGTATTCACGATTAGAAGCAGTTGAAGCAATTAGCGTTCCTGACGTAGCACCTTTGCACGAATCTATCCAACTGATAGAACAACAGCTTAAAGACAACGATATAAGCCAATTAAGCGCGAAATTAGCTACTTTAGGCACAAACCTGATAACTATATCATCTCAGCAAGAAAAGCTCTTAGAAATCACTACAAGCGTATCTAATTTAGAAAAAGATATTGAGACAATGAGAGCCATAGTTGCAAAGGCTGAGTTGGTCGTAGAGGATGTGAATCAGATTAAAGCTAATTGGGATACTGCCAAGACGGAGTATGACGATATTTGGCGTGCGCTCGATGCACTAGCGATGCCCTTATAGGAGAAGATAACAATGTGGATGAATTTAATTGCACCAGTAGCCAAGTTAGCAGGTGGCTACATGAAGAACAAAGCAGAAGAAAAGCAAGCAAAGCATAAGGCAAAGATTAAAGTAATTGAGAACGATGCTGAGTGGGAATCTAAAGCTGTTGATGCTACTCAAAATTCATGGCGTGACGAATTTTGGACTATAGTTTTATCGATCCCTATATTCATGATAGGCTATTCCATAGTTGTAGGAGATCCTGATATTGTTATTCGTGTTGAAGATGGCTTCCAGGCGTTAGCTCAGTTACCTGAGTGGTATCAGTATTTATTGTTCATAGCTATTTCTAGTAGCTTTGGTATTAAGGGTGTCAGCAAACTAGCGAGTTTAAAGAAATGAGATTTAAGTATTTTACTGTCGAAGAGTTTGACTGTCAGGAGACTGGCGAGAACGAAATGTCAGCAGAGTTTATTTACAAGCTAGACCAATTGCGTGAAGCGTGTGGGTTTCCGTTTAAGATCACTAGTGGCTACAGAAGTCCATCCCATAGTATAGAGGCTAAGAAAGCAAAGCCAGGTACTCATGCCCAGGGAATTGCCTGTGATATATATGTATCTGGTGGCGCACAACGTCATACTATTATCAAAGAAGCTATGCGATTAGGCTTTACTGGTATCGGTGTTGCTAAGACATTTATCCATGTAGACATTCGTGAAACTACGCCAGTTGTTTGGAAATACTAAACATTATTGTTGATAGATAATCATCATTAGAGTATATTGTTACTTCCATAGGAGGTAATAATATGAAATCTAGTGAGTCAATAAAAGCCCTTGCAGAAGCATTATGTAAGGCACAATCTGAGATGGGGGGTGCGGTTAAAGATTCCTCTAACCCTTTCTTCAAATCTAGCTACGCGGACTTAACATCCGTTATTAAAGCTATCAAAGAGTCGTTTGCTAAGAATGGTCTTAGCTATACTCAATTCCCTATATCTGATGAGCTTGGCGTTGGTGTCGTTACGAGACTGATGCATACATCAGGTGAGTGGATGGAGAATAGCTACACCTTGCCTTTAGTCAAACGTGATCCACAAGCTGCGGGATCGGCAATCACTTATGCTAGACGTTATGCTTTGCAATCTATTGCTGGCATACCTACGGCTGATGATGATGCTGAGTCTGCAATGTTACGGACAGAGAAGTCTAAGCAGGATGAGTATGAGGACATGATTGTTGACCTTTTGCCTGTGATCAAAGCAATTAAGGATGGCATTGCAACTGGAGACTATTCCACGGCTAACGAAGAATGGATGTCTCTCAGCGACACAGAGAAACAATTAGTATGGAAAGCCCCCTCGAAAGGTGGAAAGTTCACCACCAAGGAAAGGGAAATAATGAAAACATCTGAATTTAGAGAAGCCCAATAGGAGATAGACCATGACAGTAGGTATTAGTATAAGAATCAATGTTGAAAAGATAGATAAGGCAAGGTTGTATAAAGGAGCTAAAGGAACTTATTTAGACCTGACAACTTTTGTCGATCTTGATAACAAAGATCAATATGACAACAACGGCTTTATTAAGCAAAGCACTTCTAAGGAAGAGCGTGAAGCAGGTGTTAAGACAGAGATACTTGGCAATGTAAAAGTATTTTCTAACGATGCTAAAGGCGCGACTGGAAACACTGCTAAAGTGAAAGCAGTAATTCAGGAAGCCGATCTACTTGAAGACGATATTCCGTTTTAAAAAACCCCCTCCGAAGAGGGGGCAAACCATAGGAGCGTGAGTGGGGAAACTCACATCTCGATTTTAACACGATAAAAGGAATGTCAGCATGATTGATACAGGCAAATGCCTACGACTGGCACAAGTCGATTTAAGCATATCCAGTGTTGAGTTAGCTAAACGCGCAGACAGTACACCGCAGCAAGTAGTACGGTGGAGGGCGCAAGCAAACATGAAAATTCATACAGTAGAGAAAATATGTAGGGCAATGGATTTGTCGATCTACGACTTCTTGTTATACCAGAAAATAGAAACCCCCAATTAAGGGGGTTTACTTTTAGTCTCAGGAAAGACTATACTTGAATCTACGACAAAACAAGTAAGCTAAGTATACCATACTATCCATTCCATAGAAGTATTATCTTATCTTGTCTTGTGTATTCGGGCTTGGGGCTGACGAACTCCTTAAATAAAACGTCAGAGCGTGGTTGACCCTCCAGACAAAGCCCTCGATGCAGATCGGTTTCTGCAAAGAGATAGGTTGGATATCCGATACGAATACAATGTAACCGCAAAGTTGCTATGCCCTTTGATCTTAAATTTCGCTCAGCGCAGTGAAAGGGTTAAATAATGCTTGTACATAAACAATTATGTATATAAGATAAATATTAAATTAATCGGGCGAAACTTTAGTTGAGCCATATAGGAGTGGGAAATGAATGTACTAAGTTTGTTTGACGGAATGAGTTGCGGAAGAATCGCACTTGAAAGAGCAGGAATTAAAGTAGATAAATACTTTGCTGCTGAGATTGATAAGTACGCTATACAGATAGCTAAGAAGAATTACCCAGACACTATCCACCTGGGTGATGTCCAAGAAGTAATGTACCCTGAGTCATTTGATGGGCATAAGATTGACCTGGTGATTGGTGGCTCGCCTTGTCAGGGATTTAGCTTTGCAGGAGACAGGCTGAACTTTGATGACCCAAGATCAAAACTATTCTTTGAATACGCTCGATTAGTGAAAGAGTGTAATCCTAAATACTTTCTACTCGAAAATGTAAGAATGAAGCAAGAATGCCAAGACGTTATTAACGATATTCTTGGAGTCTATCCCATAGCTATTGACTCAAGTCTGGTTTCAGCGCAAAGCAGAAAGAGATTGTACTGGACAAATATCCCACGGATATCCCAACCAAACGATAAAGGAATCGTATTAAGAGACATACTAGAGGATGTATCTGACATTGGTGAAGAACATTACCATTCAGAAAAGTCTATTGCATACATGGAAAGAGGTAACGATAAATGGATGCAAGCGGGTAACAGAAGAGCAGACAGATACACACAAGCACCAGAGAAAGATAAAGCATTTACGTTGACTGCTAACTTCTACAAGGGTGTTCCTTATAACTACTTTCAAGACACTAGAATTGTTCCACATAGATCAGATAATGGCCTTATATTTATGGGTCATGCTGACCTAAAAGGTCATGATTGCCTCAAACGTGTTTATCATTATGAGGGTAAGTCATCTACGCTAAATGCTTGTACTGGTGGAAACAGAGAGCCAAAAGTATTTCAGCCACCTAGTAATTACAGAAAGCTAACACCATTAGAATGCGAGCGACTACAGACTGTTCCTGATGGCTATACCGTGGGTGTTTCTAATAGTCAGAGATACAAGATGCTAGGCAATGGTTGGACAGTTGAGGTTATTTCACATATATTTAAAAACATGGAGGCGTGATATGAACGGTAAAGGCAGTAAGCAAAGACCAACAAACAAAGCTAAGTTTGATTCTAATTACGATGCAATATTTAACAAACCAGAGGAAAAGCCAATGACACAGCAAGAGAGAATACATAATTATCTGCAAGAAAATAAATACATTACTGGTCGTGAAGCATTAATAGACTTGGGTATTTACCGATTATCGGCTAGAATCTCCGAAATGATGCAAGATGGCATAGATATTAAGAAAAAGCGTATCACTGTTAAGAACAAGTTTAATGAGTCTTGCAGTGTAATGCAGTATTCACTGGGGGAATAATTATGTTATGTAAAGACGGTAGTACATACGAACCAAAGGCAGAAGATGTTATCGCTTGGGAAAGAGCTTATTCAGAGCGTGGTGTTAAAGTTCAGCAGGAACTGTTATCGATGGAATCTTGGTTAGATGCTAATCCAGCAAAAAGAAAGACAAAGGTTGGCATGAAGAGGTTTATTGATTCTTGGTTAAAGAGGGCTGCCGAATCTGGCGGCTCTCCCATGGTTAAGTCTAAGAGTCAAAGTAGTAGAGCTATATCAGTTGAAGATAAGTTGGCTGATGTTAGTTGGGTTGAAAATGTGGAGGCAAAAAACAGAGCCATTAACTATTTCATAGGTAAATATGGCTATTACTTTGATGGGACTGTAAGACATGAAAACCCGAAAAATCCAGTTCAAGGGAAGACATGACTCGCTATTAGATGGTAACTATTACACCTATAACGAATTATCTGAACTAATAGGCTCTACATATAACTGCATTAAAAACAGATTATATAGTAAGCCTTACTGCACAAGTGACGATCTTTATCCACCATATTCAAGAAGTGGAGGCAAAGCCAAGAGCAAGCCAAAAGAGATATGCAGACTGGAGACTGATGCGATGATAATATCGCAAAACTATTTGAGGAGAAAATTATAATGCCAGCAAGAATAAGAAAAAGGTATGACGGCACAAAAAGTGATGTATTAATTAACGGGCAGTTCTACACATACAACGAACTTGCAGAAGCATCTGGTATCACATATAAAGCAATAACTAATAGGCTAGGCAGGAGACCTTTTGTTACAGACAGGGATTTAGTGCCAGTCAGGGAAGCAAAACGAAGAGACTATAGCGCAAGGAAGAAGCGCACCAGTGCTTTTGAGGATAGATGCGAAACTGTTATGAATAAGTGGTTGAGGAAGCCATTATGAACCCATATCATTTTACCGATAAAACTGTCATTTCTTTTAGTGGTGGTAGAAGCTCTGCTTACTTATTATATAAAACCTTAGAAGCACACGACTTTGCTTTACCTGAAAATATAAAAGTTATCTTCTGTAACACTGGTAAAGAAATGCCTCAAACATTAGATTTTGTAGAAGATTGTGCTTACAACTGGAATGTGCCTATCGTATGGCTAGAGTATAACGGAAAGAGAACATACAAAGAGGTTGACTACGAAACAGCAAGCAGAAATGGTGAGCCGTTTGAAAAGTTAATTACTGATAGATCATACTTGCCAAACAGCATGGCTAGATTTTGCACATCAGAACTTAAAGTATTAACTATTGAGCGATACATGAACTGCGAGTTTGATACGGCTGTAGGTATTCGTGGCGATGAGCCTAGACGAGTCGTAAAGATGCGAGCAAAAGATGGCTATCATGTTCCATTAGCCGATGATAATGTGACTGAAGTTGATATAAGTATGTTTTGGCAAGAGCAGAAGTTTGATCTTCAGCTGCCTAAAGCAGAGTTTAATACTCTTAGTAATTGTGACTTATGCTTTCTTAAAGGTACAAAGATAAAAAAGTCTATTATTGAGCATAAGCCTGAACTGGCTGATTGGTGGATTGCACAAGAAGAAAGACTAAATGCTAGGTTTAGAAAAGACAGTCCAAGTTATAAAGATTTGCAGATCATTGCTAAAGAGCAAAGCAATTTGTTTGATTTTGATGACAGCACCATGAGTTGCTTTTGTGGTGACTAATGAGCCAAGGAGCATTTGTGAGATTTAACAGCAGGGGTGAAGTAGAGAAAAGGTCAAAATACCTGATTGATAACATGATGGATTGGGACTTTACTCAGCCCCTGGTTGTTAAGCTAGAGAAGTACCAAGACCCAAGAAGCCTTAGTCAGAATGCGCTATCTCATATATGGTACAGGGAGATCGCTAAAGAGATGCATAATAAGGGGCATAGGGTTGAACACGACAAGCCTGAGTTAGTTTGGAAGATATGGCTAAAGAAAAGATTTCTAGGGACAGACACATATAAGATAGGCAAGCATGAAATATCTGAGCAAGTGAAGAGTAGTAGCGACTTAAAGAAAGGGGAAATGGCGCACTATTTAGACCAGGTATATCATTGGGCAATAGAATTAGGAATAAGATTATCAATACCATTAGAGTGTGAGTACGCGGAAATAAAAAAACAACAGGAGAGTTAAAATGCTAAGACCTGAGACATTAATACCGTTTTGTACGACTGAAAGACAGAAAGAGATATTAAGCGCACTAGCAACAGAGTCAAACGTAAGCGAGGCTTGTAGACAGGTAAACTGCGATAGACGATATGCTTACAGGCTACTCAAGAAACTAGAAGAGAAAGCAGCAAGCCAAGGTGTTGCTCCGCATAGAGACTTAACACATCAAACAGCAGAGGGATTTAACGCAAAGCGTATCTCAACTGCATACAAAGAAGACGGATCAATTGCCCTGCAATGGGTTATCCAAGAGCCAGAGAAACGCGACCTAAGACAAAAGATTGACGCTATGGTCGATGGATTGCGTGATGACCTGACTGGCTTTAAAAAGCCTGTTACAGCACCTAAAGAAATTAATAAAGATTATTGCGCCCAGTACCTTGTCGGTGATCACCATTTTGGGATGCTTTCCGACTCAGACACTAAATTTGATGATGCTGACTGGGATGTGAAGATAGCGACTAAAGTCTTAATTGATGCCGTGGATAGATTGTCGAGTCGTGTTGGCAATGCTCATACTGGAGTTTTGGTAAACGTAGGAGATCTATTTCATGCAAATTCTGGTGATAATAAGACCACTGCGGGAACACCAGTAGATGTAGATACACGCATTGGAAAGACGTTCAAACTTGCTGGCAGACTGTTCCAAACTATTATTGATAAGATGCTAGAAGTGCATCAAGAGGTAGTAGTAATTAATGTTCGTGGTAATCACGACAGCGATATGGCTTGTCACTTATCTAGTTGCTTAGAATTACTATACGACAGAGAGCCAAGAGTTAATGTGCTTAAAAACTATTCTAAGTTCCTACACTGGGAATGGGAGAATAATCTTTTTGTTTATCACCACGGAGACAGAGTAAAGCATGAGCAGATTCTCCAGGCTGTAGTAACCAATCTGGATGAAGAGTGGTCGCGCTGCAAGCATAGATATTGTCACATGGGTCACATACATCATCAAATGAGCAAAGAGGTAGGAACAATGCTTTTTGAGCATTTTTCGAGTCTGACTTCCACCGATCAATGGCACAGCGATTCGGGATACGGAGCAAACAGATCAATGACAGCTATTGTTTATCATAAGAAAAACGGTGAAGATAGTAGAGTCAAAATAACAATAGATGGTCTAAATGATGAGTGATGATAATGTTATTAAATTTCCTAAAGGCGAAAATTACACACTTACCCGACAGTTTTGCGAGTGCGGTATCGTTCTTGAGTATTGGGTTGATTCTAATGGGTCTAGCTTTGGGCTGTGCAATAGCTGTCATCTGGGTGTTGGCGATGAGCTTGTACAGACTGCCGATGACGATGGTAAGACGAGGCACTAGATGGGTAAACGCAAAGCACCAACAATCGCACAAGAAGTAGAGAAAGCTGCGAAGTTAATGCAACGCCTGGTAAGGCTCAAGGCATCTGATGATCTTGGGTACTGCCAGTGCGTTACTTGCGGTAAAGTCGATCACTATAAGAATATGCAAGGTGGTCATTTTTACGGTAGGCGACATTTAATATTCAAAATGTATATCGAGAATTGTCACCCCCAATGCCCTGGGTGCAATTTGTATGGCATGAAGACTACTAAGATACAGGAAGCCTATCGCATCTACATGGAAGATATGTACGGTGCAAGACGTATAAGGGCGATGCAGAAGTTAGCTTGGAGAAAGCCACCAAAGTTCAATAGGCAAGATGTACTGGACTTACAGAAAGAGTACAGAGAGCAGATTAAATACCACGAAGATCGTATTGGGGAAATATAGTTTACACTTCTGTTTATTATGTGGTAGGATATATTTAAATTAATCAAAGGGAGAGAGAAATGCAAAAGCATTACGCGGTAAAAGAAATGGGTATCACCATTTACGATTTTCATGCAGACAATGATCGTGCAGCTGAAAAGATAGCAAATGATAGATTTATCGGTTACGAGTTGTTAGTTTGCTACACAAAGGATGGCATAAGAATAATAGGGGGTCGTAGTGTCTAGATATTTTTACGAAGACTTTATTTACGCTAACGAAGATGTGTTGAGCAAAGCAGATGCGTTAATGGACTTATCTGAAGAGTTGCAAGACGAGGCGATTCATATTTGGCTTAACAGATTTGTTAGTTGGTATACAGATATATATCCTGCATCTTTTAATGAGGGTGTATGCAAGTTGGCAACAGAGATGTTGTTTGGTAAAGCAAGGGCGCATAGTGCGTTAATATCAAAGTTGTTCATTGCCATGGCAGAAGATTCGCCAGACAGTGACAGAGATGATCTGTACATGAGCGAAGCATTAGGATATGTAGATGATACCGTTCATCTTGGCAACTTTGCCGACATAGTTAGAGAGGACATTTTTCTATACCTAGAAAGCTCTATAGATGACGAGCTATTCCAACAATATGTAAACCTAAAAGCGAGGGATAAATATGAGCATTTCGAAGAGTGATTGGGAGAAGCTAAGAGATAGCTATCCACCGTTAGAAATTCCTTATGATAAAGAAGAAAGAACTGCATTCGAAAACTGGGTTGCAGATATGGGCTTTGATGGTATTATTCAATTAAATGGAGTCAAAAATGACAAAAACAAAGAAAGCAATTAAAGAGGTTAATCAGATGGCAGACAAAGAAATATTGAAAGCACAGATTGATGCTTACAAAGCAAAAGCTAAAAAATGGCTTGATGTTGAATTTTATGGTCATAAAAGAGGAAAGATCTTACTTGCAGTTATTGTAATTGTAGCTGCCATTGTCACAGCATCCTAGTATGTTTAACCCCTAGTAGCGTGGAGTCTCCTCCCTCCTGATTAAGCTGGTCTGACTCACCAGTGCTACGAAACGAGTCATTACCTTTCTTTATATCCCTCATAACAAAATAACAGTAATGACATTGATAAATGTCTATATAATCTCGCCTCAACCAACCAGAGGCACTAATGAAACTTATACTTATATTCACTATTATCGCATTATCTTTTATCGCTTTTGATGACCTAAAGGTTAGCACTCCAAGGCATCCAGAAGAAAAAGCATCCAAAAGTTAGCAAATAGTGGTATAATATGCATAACCTGTTTATTTCTGAGAGGTGAAATATGAGGCAACTGCAATTAATAAGTCGTATACATGAATGCGAAGAGCATGGATGGAGTGATTTGCTAAACAAGGTTGATCAGGTAACACAGAGCCTAATTGATACGCCCTGTGCTGGTACACAGATAAAGTCTGCTTTAATGCTATGGAGTAATGAAGTAGATGCTAGAGCAAGTCGGCTACCACCTAGCGAAGATGAACTGGCTATGAAGTTTCCTGCCATGAATCATCGTCAGTTCGGAGCAGAAGACTAAGGTGCTATAATCTTCTCTATGGTAAGAATAGAGAGTGATGAAGAGCTACACGAAGCTGATTTCGATCTTATAGAGCGATTCGCTGAAGCACTTATCGATAAAGATAAGGTGATGATGCAAGAAGTTCTTTATATGCTTGAGGATCGGATGGCATCTAATTGTGTCTGTTTAGAAGTAGATTGCATCTGTGGCAGTTGGTGATGGCTATCCCACGGCTATCCCACGGATACATTATGGAGACGTTCTATGGTTGTTAGCATGACAATCGATATGAGCAGCGCATTCGAGCATATGAATGACATAGAAAGGAATGCGTTTCCATTAGCACTTACATCAGCGATGACACGCTCGATGTTTCTCATATCAAATAAATACCTAAGAAAAGAAATAGACCGCTATGTAGAGGGCGGTGCTGTTCGTTTTAGTAAGTCAGGTATCCTATATCAAAAGGCATCATTATCTAATGTTTATGCTGCGGTGTATTACCAAAAAGACAGGCACTATCTTGGAACAATCACTTTTGGTGGAAAGGTAAAACCGCACGACACGGCAAGCGTATTAATTGAGCCAGTTAATCAAAAGGTTAATAAATACGGAAACATTCCGCGTGGCAGCCTAAAAAGAAAAAAAACACAAAGTCATTTATATTTTTTAGGTAAACCTGGCAACAGACCATATGGTTTATACAGAAGATATAAAAAGAAAGCACCTGGCTTAGTCATTAAGCTAGATAGAAAAGAAAGACATCAAGAAGCAATCTTTCCTGCCCCGCAAAGATCCAAGCGTATATTTAATCGCTTATGGAACGATCTGTTCTATGATGCTATGCGCTATCGACTAAACAAATCTAAGTACAGAAACCCGACTGGCTTCTAAAGCTATCCCACGGATATTTTGGTGAGCGCATCCAGGGCTATCCCACGGATATTTCTCCAGGCATGGCTATCCCATAGATATTTTATAAAACCTCTTAATGCCCTGGCGATACCTGGCAAAGGCTATCCCACGAATATTTGTCCAGTCATGGCTATCCCATGGATATTTGTTCGAGCAGGTAAAGGCTATCCCATGGCTATCCCACGGATAGATTGTGGAGCGATTTTAGGGCGAAAAAAGGGCAAAAATCAGCAAAATATGTGAGATAAAAGGGGCAATTTGCAAGGTTAAAGGGTGGCTAAAAAGTGGATAAAATGCGATAGATCATTAAGATAGGTATTGTTAATTAATCAAAAGGAGAAAGACAAAATGAAAGCAAATTACAAAACAGCAGGAAAAACCCTATACGGCTTTGAGAATGTTAAATGGTATATGACTCACATTGAAGAGGCTGATATTACTGATTGCCTTATCACTGAAGATGGGGCTTTTTGGTTTAAGCACATAAACCCTGAAAATGGTGAGATTATTGTTTCAGATGCTCCTGACTATATTCACTCAGAAGATAAAGACTATTCATGCTTATTAAGTGAATGGATTGAAGAAATGGCTAAGTGGAATGTTTTATGGGTTGGGTGCGGTCATTGTGAAACAGCTCAAGAAGCCTATAAATTGGTGAGGGGGTAATCATGAACAGATATGCATTCAAAGATATTCCAAATAATGAAGAGGGGCGCGAATTGATACGCCTAATGAAAAAATATCTCAATAAGGAAACTTATTCAGTAAGGGTGAGGGGTCAATATCTTAAAGATGAATTAAAAGGCGGTGACTATTGGAATTACCATTCCCATGGTCAAAAAACTCAGGATAGTAAATGCCTTAGAGTTTATCTAGATTCTAAGATTGAGAAAGAAGCTGATCAGTCACGTTTCAAGGCTGAACATAAAGCCTTAATAGCTGAAAGAAGAGAATCGGACTTAATCAATAGTCTAGTAAAATTAATCAATAATCACGGGGAATAATTATGGAAACTATACAAGAAAAAGATCTACTACAAAGCAACGTGGATTCAATAGCAAAGAATCTTGAATGCGGTTTAACTTATGATGAATGCGGTATGACTCCTGAGTGCGATAGCCTGAAAGGGTCAGATCAAATAAGCGGTTTTGAATATCTTGAAGATTGTCTCGATATTCAGTGGATCATTAACAGTGATAAAGAGTTTATCGGAGCGCGGGTTCTTGTGGCTTTTGGTGGGCCGAATATTTGGATTGATACCCTACGTTCAACAATTGACGGTCATTGGTGGGGCGATTCGTATTCTTGCAAATATGGCTTTGATGCAATGGAAATTGAAGAAGCATTGCGCGAATTATGGGAGTGTACAAAATGAAAGAGTTTAAAGTAGTGAGAAAGCAAATTATTATTTCCTATGCTTATGTTGAGGCTGAAACTTTTGAAGATGCTGAAGCAATAGCAGAATACGAAACAGAAGATTTTCAGCTTTCCGATCAATGGGAAGAATATAGCACGGAGGCAGAATAATGTTTAAATATCCTGAAACACTACAAGAATTTAAAACGTGGTTATCAGATCTTGAGGCTAGATCTCAGGATCAAGCACCTTACTTTGATGCAAGGCTATTAGATAAGATTAATCAAGTTAAAACAATTATTCAAAATTGGGAGGAACAATAATGAAGTATTCAGTTTTTGTAGGTGGTGTAGAGGTAAATAATTATTTGCTTAATTATGAGGAGGCGGTTTTTCTAGCCTTAGACTTTACTAATAACGGCTATGATGATGTTGAAGTTATGGAGGTGAAATAAATGTATTTAAAAAATGATCATATGATTCCCGTTATTAATAGGCTAGAACACCTCAAGCAAATTGATAGGGAAAGTAGAATTATTAGGCGTGACGAATGGATCACCGCGCTAATAGGATCAACGGCAGCAATTGGGTTGATATTTATATTAGCTCAATTAATTAAACAATAAGGAGTAATCAAGATGAATAAAAAACAGCAATTAGCATTATTAAATAAATGGAATCAAGACAATCAAGGTTTAACTTACTTACAGTTTAGGAGAACCGTTGTTAATGGTTTCGATTGTTTCATGGTTCAATGGTGCGGTATGTGGCTAGGCATTGAAGCTGACGGATATACTCATTCCTAAAATTAACCTACCTATCAACGCCCCCTTAATTGGGGGCTTTTTTTTGTCTCCGATAAATAACGGGAATAATTAATAATCAAATTTTATTGCTGCTTGACTGGGCGTTAAATTTTTTGATCTAAGCGCATTAAGATTAAAAGCAATATATCTATATAGGGTAAGTCTGTTTTTAATTACAAGCCAATCCAGGGCGTTGTGCGCGATCTAGGCAAAATCAAATATAAGCCACTTTCTAGGCTATTTCAGCCACTTAACAATTTTTTGTCATAACACTAGCACCAAGTATACATTGCGCGATAGGGGAGCGCACCATTGGCAGAATCCCCATCAATGGCAGCCAAGGTACTTTGACAGCCCTCAGCCGTATCCTCTTCTTC